ATTGAACAAGTGCTTCGTATTCACCTTTATGCAATCCAATCTTATATGCATTTATGTATTGATTTGGTTTAAGAACTGCGCATCCTTTTGGATTCAAAAGATTCAGCAACCAATGTCTTCCAGCATTTGTTGTTCCAGTAAACCAGAAAACATCTTCACCATCAACGATTCCAATGAAATCATCAAATTTATTTTTTTCATTTGCAGTTGAACGAATTCCAACAATGTGAAAATTCATCCACGCATATCCTTTCCTTGAAAAGATGTCGCGCAACTTAAGAACGCTTGGTGTTTGCATTGTTTTTTATTTCTTGTTTTCTTTTCTCTAAATATACACGAAGTTTTTCTTCGTACTTCTTTCTTTCTATGCGCTTGTTTTCATCTTTCATTTGAACCAGCATTTTGGATATTTACGATATGGAGTTTTTCCATCAGATATCATCCACGCATTTGATTCATACACTTCTTTTTCTGCCCAAATTCCATTGGATTCATTAGTTGAATATGCTGGATATAATGATGTATTATTAAACAGATATTGCACCATTCTTTTTGTGTAGAATAATGCTTTGTCTTTTGTTTGGTCACGATATCTGAACAAATCTTCTGGAGCAATTTGTGTTGTATCATCAGATACACGAAGCACAATTGAACCATTATCTGTTTTCATATACAGATGTGGAAGTAATTCATACAATGCCCACCAGCAAGTTGCTCTGCGAATATAATCATCAAGCAAAATCTGGTTTTCAATTGTGACATCATCATCTTTGATTTGTTGTTTGATTTGTTTGAATAAATCTTCACCAAGATATTGCTGAATATATTCATCTTGTGCAAGGTAAATGGAAGGAAACATCAGATTTTCATCAACACTTCCATTCAGCCAAGTGTAACGCTTGATGTAATCACCATTTACAAATAATACTTCTGGTTCTAATGACATATTTTTTAATTTAATTTTGCTCTATTCGGCATATCGTTTGGTCTGATTGATTCTTCACCTTTTGGAAAAAGTGCATTTGCTTCTTTCGTGTTTATGCGAACATCATTTTTCAATCCATCATTTTTCAAGAACTTTCCATCCTTTCTTTTTCTGAAGAAAATCAATCTCTTGAATGTATGTCTGCAATAGCAACCGCCCTTGAAAATATACAAATTATATGAATCACTTCCAGATGGTGCAAACTCTTTATTCACTCCAGCATCAGACATTTCTTGAATATCTTCATACTTATAAATCACTCCTTTCTTTGAAAGTGCAACCATCTTTTGACAAAAATCTCTTGTCACAAGTTCACCATTTTTCCAAGTTAAATTCTGTGAATATTGATATCTGATTTTGTACAAACCAGAATCTTTTTCATCACTCTTTTCATTTGGCTTTGCATATGATTTCAATTCACTTTGCGATTCCATAAATGCAAGATGATATTGTTGTTCTTCTTCTGGTGTTCCAGCATCAGTTTCTGAAATCAATTCCCATTCATCTTCATCAATCACTTCACCAACAAGTTCTAATTTCTTCAACCAGTATTCTTCAATCTCTGGTGTTGGTTCAACTCCTTTTTCTTTCTTCAACTCAATGTTGCAACAACTCTTTTTTTTTTGCGCTGATAATTGTGCAACTGCATTTCCAGATGTTTCAAACATTGATTGTGCAACTGCTACATCAAGACCAAGAAACTGAACCAAGAATACAATTGCTTGTTCTTTTGTTAATGTTCCAAGTCCAACACTTGCAACAATCTCTAATGCGCTTGAAATCTGCGCACCATTATATGTGACATCAGAAACTTTTTCTGCTGGTTGTGTGCTTGTTATTGATGATGCTGGTGCTTGTGTTGGTGTTTCTGCAACTGGTTGTTGAACTACATCAACAGAATCAAACATATCATTCTGGATGAATTCAAAATCACCTAAAAATGAAAATGCATCTTTGATGATTTGTTGAAATGGTTTAATCACTTGATTCTTGAATATTTCAAATGCAATTACCATTTCATCTTTGTTGCTTCCAAAACCAGTTCCACCAGTTCGAACACCAAACAATAATGGTGAAGTACATCTATGCGCAACAATGGTTTGATTCGTGCATTCTTCAGACAAGAATTGATATTGTTTATCTGCATCAGTTAATGGAAATGGAACAATCTGTGGTGCTTTGGAAATATCTTCATTGAATGTCATTATGAATTTTCCTGCTTGTTGAACACCAGTCATCTTTTCTTCCCATTCATCTTTGATTGCTTCGCGTTCTTCCAGTGTTGGTTGACCATTCATAAAATTGATAATCATCGAAGGCATTAAACCATTCTGAATATTCGAATTATGAAAGATTCCAATTTGTGTTGCAAGTTCAATGTAATTCAAACCACCAGAATAATCTGGTCTTGAATACCACATACTTGATGGTGACATTGTGAATCCATAAACAACTTGTCTTGGTTCACTTGATGCACTCTCTGGATTATATTTTGGAATGAATACTGGTTTGTTTTTTTTCTCTCTGTATTTCTTCCAGTCATTAGAATAATATACACCAGTGATTTCATCTTCTTCAGAGTTATATGCAAGTCTGCAATTCTCAAATGGAAGATGATTGATTTTTACAATCTCTGTAAAGTTGATATTCCAGATTACTTCAGCATAAAATCCACCTTGTAATTTTTCATCAAAAGAGATTCCTTGAATTGCATTATTCAGAACTTCATTTGTTGTTCCTTTACCAGCAATCATAAATGCAATCGAATTCACAAGTGCATTGTGAACTGGTGCATTGTTATATAGTTGTATGATGAAATCTGGATATGCATTCCGCACTCCGTAATCAATCCATCCACTGCGATTTTCTTTCTCAACTGCAAGTTCAGAAGTATATGTTGCAAGTGAAACTTGTTGGATTGAATTCTTTAGTTTATCTATAGATGACATCTGTTGGAAGTGTTAATGGTGTTGCATCATAGAATGCTTGTGATGTTGTCAAATTACCTTGACCAACTTCAACAAGACCAACAACTGATGCATCATTGATATCTGTATTTGTGCTTGAATTTTGACCATACACTTCATATCTGTATGTTCCAGAATCAATCAATGATTCTGTTGTCAATTTTATTTTTGTGAATCTTTCATTCTCTTGAATGATTTCCACAACTTGATGCAAAGATTTGTTTGATAATTCTTTCGAAAGAACTACCAGATAATGCGTGAATGATTCAGTGAAATATGTTCTTCCTTCTGCTAATGTCAACCACAAATATTGTTCTGGTGTATCAGTAAGTAAGTAAATCATTCGAATGTTTTTTTGTTTATTAAAAATACGAAAAAGGAACACCACCACGATGTTCCCTTTTCAACATTTTATTGCATATGATTACGCAACAACAATATCTTCAATTGCTGATGCAGTCAAATGATATGCTGGATTTGGAGTTTCGTGAGTTAGAGCCAAATCATAACCATTGAAATCACCAAGAGCAGTTCCAGTTGATGCAGTTCTGGTGCTTAAATCAAGACCATTTTCAAATCCGCAAAGAATGTAATTATCATTTCCATCAATTACAATTGCCCATACGCGAGATTGAGCAACTTGAATCAACTCATTTCTTTTTGCAGTTGATAAACGATGAAGTTTCATCGAAATAGTTTGCGTATAAAAGATGGTTGAATTGTCACGATTGAATGTTAATGGTTCATCGAAGTTTGCAGTTTGTGGTTGAAGGTCATATTCAAACCATTCAGCACCACCAGATATTGCAGTCACTTCACCATCAACAAATGTGAATGTTGATTCACCTTTTGATTGAAGATATACTTTCTTCAAACCACCGCTTGAAGTCTTACAATCCAGACCGAATCCAGAAGTTAATGTACACATATTTGTATTATTTAATTTTTATAATGAAGAAAATAAACTGATGGTGTATGTTTCAACACCATCAATCATTTTCATTTAATTAGTCAACCCAGTATACTGCGATGTCTTCACCAACTCCATACTGAACACCAGCACTGAAGTTCATAATGAAACGAACATTTTTGCTACCATCAAGTTTCGCCATATCAAGAACTGAAACTTCATTATCTGCATCAAGCAAAGATGTTCCTAAAAACATATTTGATTTCTTTGCAATCCAGATAGCATCGTCATACATACCAGCGCACTCAACGATTTGAAGACCTTCAAATAACATTGGAACTTCACCAGCATAGTATGTATCCAAATAACCTAATGACTGCATTTTACGCAAGTACAAACGAGCAGTTTTTGGTGATACATAAATCAATGGCTTTTCAGCAGATGCAAGAACTGAAGAAGGCAATTCATCAATTGTTGCTTCAAGTTTCTCAACAATGTTTGAAGTTGTCAAAGCAACTGGTGATGCAACAAGATTCACATCTGCTCTATCAGTTGCAATTGCAAAGAATCCATCCATAGAACCACTTCCAGCAGTTCCTTTCCAGATGTTGTTTTCAACTTCAGCAGAAACTTCAGCAATCATATTTTGAATGATGTATTCAGTCAATGATGCTGGAATAGTTTCGTTCAATACAGAGAATCCCATATCACGAGTTTCCCAAGTGTTAACGAAATTAGTTTTACAAAAAACTTCGTTCACTTTCAATTGCTTAACTGCAAGAACGATTTCACCTAATGTTGCGTTATTAGATGCAGAAAAATCACAAGACATATCTTGTAATGAAACACCACCATTGAACAAACGGATTACTTCTTGGTAACGCACATTTGGTTTGATAGTTAAGTGTTGAACTGAATCAGCACTTTGAATAGATGCGCTGATATACTGACCAGCGAATTCGCCAGTGTAAGTATTGTTTTCAATTGTTGGATTAGCCATTTTTTTATTTGTTTAGAATGTTAGAAACTCGTTCAGCATATGTCATTTTTTTGAATGATTTCAACTGAACATTTTTGTTGTTTTTGTTGTTTGTTTGTTTTGAATTTTTCACTGATTCAACTGCTGGTGCTTTGCTTAATTCAGCAACCTTTGTTTCATTCAATGTGTTCTTTTTCTTTTCTTCTGAAAGAGCAACTTCAAGTTTTGCAACCAAATTCATAAGTGCTTCAACTTGTGCGTTTGTGATTGTTGGTTCTGCTGAATTTTCAACTTCTTCAACTTTCACTTCTTGTTGTTCTTCAACTTTTACTTCTTCCATTGGTGTTATTGCTTTAAGCAATCCACCTTCAACTAATAGAGTTGTTCCATCAGTTAATTTGTATTCACCATCTGGTAATGCTTGTTGATTTCCATCAGCATCCAAGATGAATATATCAACACCTTCAGACCAAGCATCTGCGCTTGTTCCGATTTTTGTTCCATCTTCAAGAATTCCTTCAGCCATCATTTCGACCTTTGCAACTTCTTCTTTCGAAGGTTCTGCAACTTCAAGATTGACATTGAATTTCTTGAACAATGAATTGATTTTTTCAATTGTTGTCATTGTGCAAAATTTGTTTATGATTATAAATAGCAAACGAAGTACATTTGTAACAAATGATGTTTCATAGTGAAATTGATTTTTGATTTTAATTTTGATTTAAGGTTTTCAGAGAGCATCGAAAGATGCTCTTTGTTTTTATAAATCATTTGTTTGGATTGTATGCCCAGTTCATTAATGATATCGTTCTTTTCGAACCACAATCATTTCCATTTTCATCAGTTACATTATCACCAGCAGTATTCTCTTTCATTCGATTGATGAAAGCAATGGTCTTTCCAGCCCATTCAAAATGTTTATCACTCCATTCATCTTTGTTTGTTTGAAGTAATTCCAGATTTCTTTCAATTGGTGACCTATCCAAAGATGCAAGTTTGGAACATTCTGTTTCACTCCAAGATTTCAATTCTGAATATGTCATATTTACTGCATTCATATAATCATCATATCGAACAGAAATTTCATCTTGTGTTGCTTGAAGAATTCTTTCCAGTTCTTGAAGCAATAATGAACCTTGCGCATCAACTTCAGAAAAAGTTTGATTTGCTAAATCTTGGAACATACCTTCAATTGAAAATCCTTTCACTTCACCATCTTTTACTGAAGACCAGATTTCATCATTATCAACCTTCATTCCACCAAACCAAGTTCCTTCTGGAAGGTTGAATCCAAAGTTTTTTGATTTGTCATTTTCACCTTCTACAATCCAAGATTCAACCAGTGTTAAACCAAGCACTGCAAATTCGTGTTGATATGTTGCATTGTGATGCAGATTCTTTTTGTAGTAATCGTATGCAACTTGTTTCACCACATCTTTTGAAAATCGAATGTAGTATTCTTGATTGTTTTCATCAATGCGCAAAATCTCTTTATCTGGAATCATAATTGCACCATACAACATTCTTCGTTCTGGTGTTTCAACTGCGCAATTCACTTTGTTTTCTTTTGAAAGAAAAATCCAGTTTGATTCAATTGCTGGTTCAGTAACAACTGAAATAGCCATCACTCCAAGAAATCCGTTTTCGTCAATTCCGTAATCTAAAATCTTTATTTGTTTGTCCATTATAATTTGCTTTGGTTATATATTAATTGTGATAATTCTTGATTGTCTGTAATCGTTCCAGAAACAACATATGTTTGGAACACTGGTTGTTCTTGTTGACCTTGTATGTTCACACCATTCATTGATGGTTGTGGTGTTGATAGTGAACTGAAATTTGGTGCTTGTGGTGTTGATGATGCAGATGATGATGAACCACTGAATTGTGTATTTCTAATCTTTGCAACATTTAACAAACCAAGTGCAACTGCTGATGCTGATGCAATATATGGTGCAACTGGAAATGCAGTTGTAACTGGTGATTTAGAAACAGAGTTGAACATATTCACTGCACTCTCAAATGTTGAAAGCAATGCTTGTGCAATCTGAACTTGTTTTTGCTTTTCAAAATATTTTTTTCTGATTGAATCTTTTTGTTCTTCACTTTGATTTTGTGCTTCAGCAATTCGAAGTTCATTCTGTAATGCTAATTCTTGTATTCCAGATATCAAAGAAAGACCAGCAGTAATTTGACCAATTGAAAAATCTCTGATTGCTTGTCTTTTTTCAGCAGTCTTCTGGTCTTCTTCAATCAGTTTATCATTCTTTTCTTTTTCAAGTTTTATTTCTTCATCAGCATACTTCTTGTTGATTTCTGCAATTTTATTTTTCAATTCATTTTTAATTGCAAGTTCAGTTTGAGCATCACCATTTGCTTGTTCATATAATTTTTCAGCATTTGCAACTGCATCTGCAATTTCATTTTCTTTTGCAGTTGATGTAAGTTGCTGGAGTAATTTGAATTGTTCTTCAACTCTTTCAACTTCCTTCTTCCTTTTTTCTTCATTCTTCAACCATTCTTCATCAGCATATTTTTTATTTATTTCTGCTCTTGTTATAAGATAGTTTGCTTCCAGTTGTGCAAGTTCTTCTTGTGAAACTTTTGCTTTTTCAAGTGTTGCTTTTTGAATCTTGTACTTTTCTTCTGCTTCAAACATTTCCGCTTGTAATGGAGTCATTCCGCGTCTTCTGAAAGCATCCATTTCTTTTTCAATTGCAAGTACATCTTCTGCAAGTTTCTTCTTTTCTTCTTCTAATTTTGCAAGTCTTTCTTCACGCTTTCTTTTTCTTTCCGCTGATGCTTCTTCATCTTTTCTTTTTTGCTCTTGTTCTTTTGCAAGTTGTTCTTCTGTTTTGATTGCTTCACTTGCAAGTTTTGATGCTTCTTGTAGATATCCTAATTCTGTTTTTTTATTTGCAAGTGCTTGTTCATTTACGCTTAATTGCTTTTGAAATA